GAGCGAAATGATCGACAGATACAAAAGCAGGCTAGGGATCAAGGGTCGCTGTTCCCCGCACCAGTGGCGGCACCGCTGGTTTCGGCGGATGCTGTCTAATCAAATGCCTTTGGCGCAAGCCGCACAACTCGGGGGTCATACCAATGTCACAGTGACTTATCAGTACTATGGGCAGTTCGCGATGGATGAATTGCAGGATGCCTATGATCGGCACTACAAGCCCTAGTTCTATGCACGGTACTTTTAAGCCGTTGGTTGAGAGTTCGAATCTCTCCGCGCTCACATTTCTACACTAACTATTTTGTTGTAAAGGTACGATCTTTCTTTTTGCAAGACGAATTCCTGAAATATAGGTTACAAAGTTATTCGCCAATGTGTTTACTATATCATGAGCAAAGTATCTTGTCAAGATATTTTGGTTGGATATCTTGACAGAAACGTTAGGAGACTTTATACTATGCCGAAACGGAAGGATGGAGAAATGCTAGATACAAAAATAGAACGGATCAATCATGTCGCCGCCCTGTGCAAGAAAAAGAACTGGACAAAAAATCAGTTTGTTCGGGAAGGGATGTACCACACAAATATTTCAGATACGACGTTAGAGAAAGCCTTTGCAGGCGAAACCGATCTGAGCATGGATACCGTCGAGCAACTTGCCAAATTATTTGATGTGACCAAGGATGAAGTCTTAGAAAGCATCTGGTAGGGTGTAACGACTCTCGGATTTCGGCGTCCTGTTCTAAACACAACAGGAGGTCGCTATGCTTGGTTTATTGATCCGTTCCATTAGGCGACGGCGTGAATTTCGTGACCCCAAAAAATACAAGGTTACGTACGTCAACAGGTTTACCATTCTGGGGCAACAATCAGGGCCAGGATATTACATTGCCAATCCAAGTTTTGACTTTATCGGTCCAATCATTACGCAAGGAGATGCGGAAAATTTATTATTAGCTGCTTTAGAAGAGATACGCGGCAAGCCGTTTTCTGATGATGAAAAAGAAAAAGCGCGTGCACATTGGAGCAAGAAATAAACTTCCCTCTTGACAAGCACCCTCCAAAAAGCGCATAATGCTCCCAAGTCAACGCGCTGATTTACATTTCCCCAATGGAGTGATGCCTATGTGGAAGTAGAACTGCCCGCCCTGCCATTTGAAATGAAGCCATGAAACGCCGCCCACGCAGACAAGCCGTGGGCGGTTTTTGTTGTCTGACAAATTCTAATATTCAGTGACTGAATTTTGGATTACAATTAAGGAAGTTAGGCGGCAGCCTCTTCCCTGAGCAGGGGATCGCCACTCCTGCATTGTAAACCAGCCGTTACAACCGTTATGAATATAGAGCGCCCGCCGACTCGTACAATTGTATGCGCCGCGCAAGCCTCCCCAGGTGCCAACCGGAAGGGGAGGTTTGCATTTATGCCGGAAAGAACGCTTCGAACGAGGCGCGCTTGCCGCCCGAGGCAGTCCAGGATGCGGCCACATTGCTCATGTCTTTGAAGAATGTCACCGTGTTTGTAGACAACCCGCACCTGCCGGCGGTGGTGAGAACGGCGCCGTTGTCAATCTGTACGCCTGCCACGGTGTCCATTGCTGTCGAGGGTGTCCAGGGGATCGTCTCGGTAAAGCCGGTGGTGTTGCTTGTTCCATTCGCGCCCTGCCTGGAGATAATAAACAACAGATCGCCGACAAACTTATAGTTATAGACCGTCGATGTAGGGGCAGAGGAGAACCCGGTAAGCGTCGGCGCCCATGTCAACCAGCGGGTTTCATGAATCGGGCGCTGTATGAGATTCGCGCTGGTGAATGTCGGCACCGTCCACAAGTGGCTTGTGCCGGATAAGGAAAGGGTTGCAGCAAATCTCCCGATCACGCATACATCGTCGGTCGTGGTGTAGTTCGCGTAATTTCCGATATGCTTTTCGTTCGTGGTCGTGGCACTGAAATCCGAGACCAGCCGCCCGTATGGAATGCGAGCCGGAGCGATCGCCACAACAGACGAATTGCTGTCCCAGATCGCATACGCAAAGTAGTCTATTTCCAGGGTTCCAAGTTCTGCCGCGCCTGAGTTGAACCAGTTCGTGCCATCGGCAAGGGTGCAGCTCGTGGCGGCCGTCACGGTCCTGATCGTACCGTTGATATTGATATACACCGGATCGGCGGCGGACGGGTCCGAGCCTGCAAGCGTCTTGAGAGCCAGCACCAGGTCATTCGACACGACGGTGGCAGAGATCTTCCCGTTGATCATACCCCCGCTCACAGGGATGCGTGTCAGAATGTCATTCAGGGTGTCGGGAGTGACGAGTTTCAGGGCGTCCGTGCCGGTCAACACCTCAGCAGACGATGCAAGCAGTCCACTGAGCAGGATTTCCTTCAGAGAGTTGGGGTTGGTCTCTGTGTCGATGATCATGAACTTATCGGCCGCAACGAGCGCCGATTTATTCGGGTTACTGGCGTCATCTGCAACATTTCTTGTCATGATAGATCCTCCGCGTGAAGTAGATTAATTGTTTCCCTGGCGTGCAGCACAATCGCGCCCGTCTCGCCCCAGGCCGTCAGGATTTCGTCAGTCCCATCCACCAGAACTTCTCCAGTTTCATCCGCCAGGGTGGCGAGGGTCAGGATCGTGTTTCGGGTACCAACAGTCTCTTCGGCGTGCAGGAGCATACTCGTCGCGCCGGCGCGCAGGGGCAGGGTAAAGCTGGCCGGGATCTCGTCGCTCGGCGAAGCGCTGGGTGATGAAGATGCCGAGACAGATGCACTAGGACTGGAAGATGGCGAACTGCTTGGCGAAGTGGAAGGGCTCGAGGATGCGGATGCCGACGGTGAAGAAGATGGACTGCTGCTCGGACTGGGTGAGGGTGAAGCAGAAGGGGAGCTCGATGGACTGGTTGAAGGACTGCTCGATGGCGATGCGGATGGGCTCGAACTTGCCGAAACACTGGCGCTTGGTGAAGTTGAAGGCGATGCGCTTGGCGAGGAGGAAGGGGATGAGCTTGGGGAGGGTGATGGTGAAGATGAGGGCGAAGCAGAGGGCGACGAGGACGGGCTGGAACTTTCGGAAACGGAAGCACTGGGGCTCGATGAAGGACTCGCAGATGGACTCGGAGAAGGTGAGGAACTCGGGCTACTGGATGGGCTGGAGGACGGACTGGACGACGGAGAAGAAGAAGGGCTCGAGGATGCCGAAACAGAAGCACTCGGCGAGCTTGACGGCGAACTGCTTGGCGAACTTGAAGGGGAGGCACTCGGCGAAGAAGACGGGGAAGAGCTTGGAGAGGACGAGGGACTTGACCCGCTGGACGTGAAATCCACCAGCAGCCACAGCGCCGATACCTGGTAATTATGGGTATCAGTGGCGCTCTCTCGCACGCCGATCTGTGCCGTGTCCAGGTCGGCTTTTGTCCAGGCGGTTGTTGACGCGCCAGGCAGATCGTACAGCGTCAGCTTGTACAGGAACGGTGCGTTCGCAGTATGCGTCCACCATGCTGTCGTGTTGCCGCCCAGGTTCGCAGATTCCTCAACCGTTCCGCTTGCGCTTGCCTTGATCCGCAGTACCGCGTTCGGATCGCCGCCGGTAGCATCTGACAGGGCGCCGCGATAGCCAATCGAAACCATGTTGATCGTATCGCCTGAACCAATGGCGGCGGGCGTATCGTCGATGTTGAAATCTGAAATCTCGCCCGAGGTATTGGAGGCGATATACGTTGTTACATCGTCCGGCGTTACCTCGTCCACCTCTGCAAATGTGCTGCCGGTCCCAAGCGCCCAGACTGCATTATCGCCTGCGGCAGAGGGGTGCAAGTGGAGTTCTCCGGCTGCACCGGGGTATGTGTTTTGGAAACTTCCGGTCCCGTCGTTTACCGCAATATCGTCAAAGAACCAGTCACCTGTGGTCTGCGCTTCCGATGCCAGGTTCCCGCCACAGGCGATAACATTCACACCTGCGCTCAGATCGCGGGTCGCGGACGTGGCAAAGGCGGTGCCGTCTAGCTTCGCCTCCACTGTTTGCGAGCCCGCCGCGGCAGTCCGGTCCACCTTGATCTCTATTCGGTACCATGTATTGAGAGACAGAACACTTGAAGCGGAGCCGATGGCGCCATCTTCATCGTTCAGGGTCAGTGTCCCGTCGTTGACCAGGTTGATCCAGACCATCGGCGTGGTCTGGTTGTCGCTGTCGTTCAGGATAATGATGCGATTGGCGGCGCTTGGACGTGTGGCAACGTTCAGATATACCCGAACGTAATACGGACCATTACCGGGGGATGCAATTAAAACATGCCGGAATCCCTTCGCGGTGGCGCTGCCCAATGAACTGACGCGCAGAGCATACGTCCCGGTGCGAACCGTGGTTGTGCTAAACGTGGGCGTAGATATGGCGTTGCCAAACTCCATGCCGGTCGTGGTGCTATTTAGTTCGAAGCCGGTAGACCAGAGTCTAGCCATTTATTCCCACTCCAGCCCGCGCGCCACAATGCGGGATTTCAAATCTTCGACGGCTGTGTCAAAGGTCAGGGTTTCATTCAGAGTTTCTTCCTGAAACGAACGCAGCACTTGCAGCAGACGAACGCCTACCATCTTGCCCCAAACGCGTTCGAGAAACACGCGCGTCAGGGTGAGGCGCAGAAGCGCAAGATTGATGTCTGCCGCGGCTAGCAGGTTCGGGAAGCGAACATACAAGACAATATCGGCACCATAATCGCTGCCCCGCTTGAATAGCCAGTTAAAAAAGCGCGCATGGTCGCCGGTCTTGTCGCTGTCACCTCCCCCGTAGAAAACCTTATAGCTGTCGATGCTGTTTATGTTGGTTGGGACGGTAACGCCGAACGGCACGACCTGAAAGAAGATGCACTCATGCTCGACGGTCACGCCTGACAATGTGTAGTACACGCGCCCGGTCCCTGGCTCGGTGTTCGTCACAATCAACGCAGCCAGATTGGTTATCTGCTGGCGATTTGCCAGGGCGGTATTTTTGTTATGCACGAGACCAACGGCGAGGCGCAGCATGGTTTTTCCTTATCTGTAGAATAGCGAACACAGAACGACGGTTGCGACGAAAAGCACTATGTAAAGACCATAGCCGATAATATATTTACGCATGGATGCTCTCCCAGTTCGGCACCGGCGCAAACTTCTCGATCAGCCACTCGAACGGATGCACGGCTCCGGTCCATTTGTCACTCAGCCACAAGTCACGGGAATATTCGCGGGCACGTTCCTGCTCATCTCCGCTGATGGGGTATGGAAAGCCGAAGCCAGGTTGCGTCCTGAACAGGTGCGCGAACCACGTCTTCTTATTCACGACCAGCCGCCCGCCAGACAGCCACGACTTACACGACATCTCCACACCCATCTGTCCCCAGGATCCGTGCGTCTCATCTAATCCACCCAGCTCCCAGAAACGAGATCGCTCCATGAAGAATGCCGCGCCCACAAAGCACATCGTATCGGCGATATCGCCCTGCGCCTGGAGTCTGTGTTCGTAGTCTCGCCAGTATTGAAAGTGGAGATTGCTGTCGAAGCGCATGAAATCTGATCGGCGGTTCCATCTCGGCTTCCAAACCATATCCATCCTGAAATCACGGAATGCGCACTTGTCGCACTTCTCAGGCTTGCCGCCCTGATAGGTTCTGTGCCCACACGCCATGCAAACCCAATCGAAGGCGTGTAAGTTGTACATCCTCGGAATCACCGTCCAGTCGTGCTCGCAGTCCGCCATGAGTTTCACATCGAAACCTTCGTCTACTGTGCAATGCGCATCCAGCTTCATGATGTACTTCGCGTGCGAGAGCCTTGCCGCCAGGTTGACCGCCTGCCTTTGTCCGCGCGAGCGCGCGTGATACACAAGTGTTACACGCGGGTGATCTGGGATAGCCGGTTCCGCCCACTGCCCATCCAGCACGGCGATGATCTCGGTATCGGCGCGCATGTTGGAGAGCACATCGTCGATGGTGTTCTTCAGGAACATCTCATTGCGAGCCGGGATGATCACACTCAGGTCTCTCATTTCACAAACCACCAGGATGGATATTTCATCTCGTTTGTCGTCAGAACGATCTTTCCATACGCCGCCGCGTACGAATCCACAACCGGCTTGACGTGCGTCCACTGCGAGAGAAAGTAGTCATGCCCTGCCACGATGCCGCCCGGTCTTACCTTGCGCGCCCAGTAGTAAATATCCTCTGAGATGCGCATCCAATAATGATTGCCGTCGATGTAGACGAAATCCAGGCTATCTTTCTGGAACTTGTTTACCGCGTCCATGGAGCTGCGGCGCATAAATTCTGCATCAGGCAGTCGTCTCTGTGCGATCTTGTAGGCGTCGTCCAGGTCCGCCTGATCGTGGCTTGCGTACCCGCGATAGGAGTCAATGCAGTAGAGCTTCTGTGCATACTGGCTGATCACCTCGGAGAACTCCCCGCGGTAGACGCCGATCTCTGCGCCCGCTCCCGTGAACAGTCTGGCTAGGTCGTCGCGACTGGCAATATGTTCCATAGCTCCCTTTCCGGCCATGTCGGCACAGGGGCAAAGCGCTCCACCAGCCAGGCAAGGTCATGCGTGCGTCCTTCCCAGCGATCGAAGAACCAATAATCCAGGGAATAGGCATTGCCTCGTTTGCGTTCCTGCCTGCCCACACGGGTGTAGTCCCTTCCGTATTTCTCCCGGAACTTCGCCCGATACTCTCGTCCTTTCCACAAATGTGCGTACCAGGTCTTCTTGTTGACCATGACGCGCCCGCCTGAGAGCCAGATCTTCATGGCGATCTCCTGCGGCTCGCCGATGAATAAGCCGTAGCCCTCTTCATCCATCGGGTAGATCAGGTCCTTGAAATATTGCATCGGCATAAACCAACAACTGCCTTGAAAGCTCATCGTCTCGTCGATGTCAAAGACAGGATCACGTCGCTCCTTGCCGCGAGCGAACCAGTTCTGCCCATGGAATCCCAGCTGGTTGTTCTCGTCTACGAAGGGGAAAGCCAGGTACATATAATCCACCACCGGGCGGTCCGGCTTTGTGGTCCATTCATCGGCGTTCAAAGAATAGCGCCTGGGGATGACAACCCAATTCTCTTCACAGTCGCGCACAAGCGCCTCATCGAAGCCTTTGGCGAACATGCAATGTGCATCCACTTTCATGAGGTACTGCCCGCGTCCGATCTCCGCCGCCGCATTCACTGCAGCTCGCAATCCCCGGCGCTCGCCCCAGTGGACGATCGTTAGTCTTGGGTCGTCTGGCGGCTGCGGCTCGTTCCAGCAATTGTCATACACCACAATGACTTCGATCTCGCCCGTTGCCTTTGCGAAGATATCGGCAACAGTTTTATCGAGGTACAGCTCGTCGCGGCAGGGGATCACAATGGTGATCATGGAAACATCCATAGATTGACGATGATATGCCCGGTCCCAGGCTTCTCTCCGAAGTTCTGGCATTGGTAGTAAATTGTCAGACTGTCACCCGGAAGAAGCAGGATGTAATCGGGCGAGAAATCCATATCGACCAGCTGGTCGTTGATGCCTGCGGGGTCTCGGTAGTGATCCCAGTTCCCGCGAAAAAGAAACGTATGATCGCGGTCACGCTCCAGCGCAAAACCAAAATCTGCCACTGTGCCACCGCCCATGCCGAGCCACAACTGCGCACGCCGGACGATCACTAACCCGGAGTTCGGGAATGTCTCCTTGCGCCACGTCTGGGAGTTGGTGCAATCAAAGGGAGTGGTGTTGAACGCTTCCTCGGAGTGCAAAGGCAGCTGCTGAAAGAGCAGGATCAGGCAGACAAGCAGGGTAGGGATGTGCTTTTTCATACCTGGAAGAAGGACAATCGAATGCTGTTGAGATCCAGCACGCCGCCGCTGGTCTGGGCAACAGATATTTTGAAATACGCCAGATCCACAAAGTCCGGGGCAATGACCACATCCGCCACGGTGCCATAAGTGACATCAGTTTGCACGGGGGAAATAGTGCTATACACCTGAGAGCCGAGCGAGTTCCCATCCTTGTCGTAAAAGGTGGCTTTGACCTGCCTGTACCCGGTTGTGTTCGATTCCCATTGATGCGTCCCAACGATGGCAAAGTTTACGCCGGTATACATCACATAGATCCTGGAGGCATCCGCCGAATCGACCCGAAACAACTTGCCTTTGTTGTTCGTCAGGGTTGCGTCCCAGGTGACAGGCGTCGATGTGTTATCGGCTACATTTGTCAGTCCGGTTTTCACCACCTGGAGTACATGCAGCGGGCTCTCTATCCAGGTTGGCTGCCCGAGGGTGGGTGACTGGATTTTCGGCATATTGCCACCAGGCGGCAGCCAGAACCCAACCGCCTCCTTGATGACATTCAGCTTCTGCGCCTCCAGGCGAAACGCGGACAGCTCGCTCTCAGAGAGCTTTTCCTGATTGGCAACCTTGAACAGAAGATCGTCGAAGAGTGGCATTAGTACGCTCCCAGCTTCGGGCAGATGATCTCAAAATACCTTGCCGTGTTCTTGCCGCCGTCGTTGAAAAATACATAGCCCAAATAGTCGCTCCCGCCAGATAGTCCCGATATCGTCTTGAGAGTGAGCAACCGGCCACTCACAGCCAGCGCCCCTGAGAGGACATTCGCCGAGTCATCCGCCGTGCCCTTGTAGAGAAACATACTAAGAGCGCCGATCACTCCCTGCCCATCCACTGCGATCTGGAACGCCACCGACTGCCCTGGATAGATCAGGATGGGCGATTCTGCGACCTTGAGTAAGTTATGCGCCAGTGGGTAGCGAGACGGGTTCACGCCCAGTTTCGGCACGATGATCGACAGTTCCCGCACCTGCGCAATGCCGTCGTCGGTGAACGAGATATAGGCTTTGTAATTCGAGCCGCCAATCAGGGATGTAAACAACTTGGTCTTGATCGTCCTGCTCCCCGTGGGGATGAGCATCGAACCGGTGAGTTTGGTGGCCGATACGTCGATCCCGTTCTCGTAGAGCGCCATGGTGGGGGAGGCGAGGGTGCCGGTTCCTGCGATGGAGATTTGCAAGTAGTCATCTACACCAGGAAGCCAGAGCAGAGGGCTCTCACGGCACTCGGTAATATTTTGGGCGACGGTTCCAAAGTTGAACATTATTTCATATCCTTGGCTGGTCTGTACTTCGGCTGCTTCCTGACTGCCGGTTTTTTCTTCTCCGCTTCGCGCAGCTTCTTCGCTTTGATCTGCTGCCGGTAGGTGGACATTCCCCGCTCGGCGGGTCGGTTTGCGACCTGCACGGGCGGCGCAGCTTGAGTTCCTGTTTGCCGGGTCTGAACGTCCTCTTCCTTTGCGAACAATCCGGCGAACGAGGTGGACGACGGAAACCGCTGCTTGACCCAGGCGGTCGCGCGGGTGCGATCGGCGAGATCCGATTCGCCGTCTACGTGCAAGACGGTCGGGTGAACCTGCATGCCTTCCTGTTTCAACTCAGCAAGGACAATCGCATCATGCAGCACATCCGCCCGCCCTTTCTCGCGGTGAGTGAATGCGGTATCCACTTCAATCGCATACACCTGCCCAAAGGCGGCTACGACAAAATCCACTTCCTTCCAGCCAGGCAGTCCGCGCGGCGCGCCGATGGTGTGGCGGAATTCATACTCCGTCCTTTGTTTGTCCAATGCGTTTGCGAGTCGCTCCTCGGGCTGGCTGGCTTTCTTGTCCTGGACGGTGCCACTCAACCCTTCCGGCTCGTTGCCGGTATCTGCCCGCGGTTTGTGGGGCGAAGGCAGGATCACTTTCGGTCTTCTGGGGATGTGGATACGAACAGGAGGGATGGTCACTCATGCCTCCTGCAGCACTAATGTAAAGTTGGCGGTTTCGGGCTGACGTCCCTTTTTAGGCACAAGCGGGAACTGCCGCGGTGGGTGGATGATCACATACCATTCATGCGCCATCTCATAGACACTATCCATGCGCACCCGCCCAGGTTGGCGTGCAGAGTCCAGCAGCCATCTCATCAGCTCGCCCGAGGTTGCCAGTTTCCCGCGGCGCGAGAAGATCCCGCCCGCCTGGATCTGCATCGTAAATACCATCTTGAACGGCACCCGGGCGAAGCCGTTGGGGATCACGCCCTCAACATCGATCGGCACCGTGTTGTCATTCGAGCACAGCCGCAGCCGATAGGCGAAGCGGCGTATATTTTGCAGTCCCAGGAACACCGTGCTTTCCGGCGAAACGGTCATGGTATCGACCGGCGTCCAGGTGGTTGTGTGAACGTCGTCGTCCTGCTGGATATCCACATATACCTGGCGCCCGTTCGTGTTCAGGTTGCGGATCGTGGCGGTAATCTCTTTTATGAATTTGGGAAGGTCGGAAGCCGTGCCCATGTCGATCGCGGAAGACTCGATCACCCCTTCGTGCATGAAGCGTGCGCCAGAGTCGAGCCGTGGAGTGGCTTTCAGATATGGCAATTCCTGAAACACAAAATCGCCGCCCATCCCGGTCCATAGGCGGTTACGCGTGCCGGGGCAGGTCTGCACCCTGACCGTCCGCACCCGTGCGCCGGCGATGCGAGCACGGACCATCTCGTGCCACCCAAGCCCGTCCCAAGCCAGGACCGAGGACGTGCCTGCAGCGCCGGCGTCGATTCCAAAGAACACAAGTTTGAGATAAGTATCGCCGTCCGAGTATTCCCCTTCGCGTCCGTCCGGCAGTCCGTGCGATCGGTAGTCGTCGCCAATGTCGTCATGGGTCGAGCCGTAGATCCTCACGACCGAATGAAGCCAGGAGTAGTACAGGAAGGATGAGTGCGCGATCACGGTCCTACCATTGGCGCGGGAGGGTGTCTTTTCGATGCCGGTGTCGATCGAGTTGAAATGGTCGTTGCCAATCACGCCCAGCCCATCCTCACGGAATACATAGACGCTGTTTTCCTTGCGAGCCAGTCCGGTCAGGCGGTAGGAGGTCGAGCCGGTGAAGATCGCGGTACGAAAAGAGAGAGCAGTATTCCAGGCGATGAATGCGCCGCTGGTCAGGAGGTTTGCACGCGAGACGGTCACATATCCACCTGAGCCTGTGCCCGAGGTATTGTTCCCGCGCCAGAGCACCGGGCCGTCGGCCGCGTCCGTGGCCGGCAGGAAGAAGTCCGCAAGCCCGTTCACTCCGCTTGCTGTTTCCTGGAAACCGTTATGAACGAATGTCGTAGTGTTCCATTGCATGTGAATAAAGGCAGTGGACCCCTGCGGGATGTACGCCACGTTGTTGACCACAGCCGGCGTCGATGTCACCACGCCCAGGGTTGGCGTGCCGCCTGAGAACGTGACTTGCGTAAACCATTCGGTCGCATAGATCACATACTGGCTGTCTGTGCTTGGCGCAGTCTCCCAGGTGCCGACGATGGTCAGAGCAGTCCCGGTATTGGAGGCGATCTGTTTGGGGAGGTTGCGCCTGCCTGTGCCTTCGATGATCTTCACCCACGCATTCGCAAAGCGGTTGGTGGTCCAGGCTTTTGCACCATCGGTGAGGGTGGTCGATGCACCGGCGGTCGCCATGCCCCGATCGCCGTTGATATACATCACGGATGCGGTAGAGTTATCGTCTTTTTGATCGATAATATAGAACGCTTCGCGTAAATTGAAACTGAACCACCTGCGGGCAGTGTCCGAATCTGTCACCCGGTAGTAGAGGGCAAAGGTCGCGGCGGTCCAGGAAGAGCCATCCGATGAAGTCTTTCCAGAGCTTGCATCGGGATCACAGCCCACTTCCCAGTGATTGTCGCGGTCGTCTGTACTGGCACCGTGGATGGATACCCAGTAGGTCGTCCCGTTTGTCAGGCTTTCAACCGAAGTCCAATCAAATAACTGGTATACGCTCACAAAATCGGCGATATCCGTGATCCCCTTGGTTACGGTTTGGAGTGCCGCGTTCGGAGAGCCGCCGGAAGTAGACATCAGGCGGAAGGTCAGGGTGCCGGGGGAGCCGCGGCGCCTAAGCCACAGATACCCCTTGTCGGCTGAGTAGGAAGCAGATGCGGCGAAGGAGTTGGCGATATAAAGGTTCGCACCCAGGAGCGGCGCGAACTGCACATCGCCATTGGCTCGCGTCGGCATATACATATCTTCATTGCGCAAGCCCCGCGCGTGGTACCACTGCAGGGCCTGGTGAACGTGTCCAGGTGTGAGTGTCCAGGCATCTTTCGCATCCCAGAACGCTTCCGCATTTTCGGATAAGTTCTCGACCCCGCGCCCGCCTTTCCAGGATCGCTGCTCGTCGAAATCGCCGACGCGTTTTCCCACATTGCGGATGTAGACGGTATCGTCCTGGGAGATCGTGCCGATCTGAAGCGAGCCCTGCGGCACCTTGAGCCCATATTTCTTTTTGCTCTTGGTGTCCGTGAGTTCCACTTCCCAATCGTATTTCGATATGCCAGGTCGGATCACAATTCACCTTTAGGAGAATGGCACTGGCGGCCAGTCGTTGAGGGATTCGCGTGAGCCGCTTCCCCAATGCGGGAAGCCTTGCACTCTGCGCGGTGGGATGCTGACGCGGTTACGCACCATCTCCCGGTCCAGCTGGCTCCATGCCTTCTGCTCCAGCCCGAGAGTTGCCTGCTCTGCGCCACCACTGAGGGCATCCCGGTCATTCTTCCACTGCAAGGCATGGGCGAATACCGCCGCGTGAACGAGATTGCGGTCGAGGTGTTCGTCGATATAATCGGCATAGGCGCTCACGCGTGCATGTTCAGCCAGGTAGGTGATACGGACTGTGTAGCCGGTTGCGAACTGCGGAATGATAAGTGTGCCGGTCGAGCCTGCCGCCGCAAAGCCCGCGCGCCAGTTAGAGATGGGCTGCCAGCGGTTATCATTGGCATCCGATGTAATTCCCTGCATTTCCACGTTTAATATCTGCCGACCTTTCAAGGCTATCGGCAGGGTGTACTCCGTCTGATTGGCGGCGGTTGTGATGGACGTATCGAAGCGCGGCACGGTGGATAGATATTTCAGTGCGTCGTTCACGGCTTCGATCATGTCGTAGAGCGGGAAGTCAGGCGGGGCGATCATCACCGTATCGCCGCTTGCAGGAGCGACGGTCATGGCAGGGGAGAAGGTCAGGGTGGTCGAGGATGCGACATAATCGGTCACGCGGGATAATTCACCTTCGGGCGCGGCGTTTGCTCCGCCGGCGTCCGTGATCACGATCACAGATCCACCGTTATAGATATCGTCCTCGTTGCCGTCTGCCAGTTCGTCGGCAAGTTTGGTGTCGATCAGGGTGGTGGTCGATCCTCCCGTGGCAAGCGTGACCTTGCCGCCCAGTCTGCGGTAGAGCTGCTGGAGGACTTGAGTAAGTTGGAGGGCTGTTGCGTTGTATGCCATCGGTTATCTCCTGCGCTTCTTTCTCAGGCGCATCCGTTTCTTCTTGGACATGCCGGCTTCGCTCATGGCAATCGCCACGGCTTGATTCTGGGGCTTGCCGGAATGGACCAGCTCAGAGATATTCGCGCTGATCACCTTCCGACTTCTACCGCGTTTGAGTGGCATGGCGTTTGTCCTTGCGTCTCTTCTCAAAGGCCTCCCAGGCATTGGCAAACTTCGCAGACGGCCCAAAGGTGTACTTGTGCCCAGGCTCGCGGGTGGTCGTGTCGTCGTATGCAGTGATGGCTAATTTCTGCGTGCCTTTTACGCCGTAGGTGGCGTCCAGTTCGCGCGCCAGTCCTTCGTCGGAAATAATAAAGGTATCATCNCCACGNAANCNGTATTCTTTGCCATCGTGGCGTATGCCTTTGTAGTCTCCTACATCAGCCTTGATTGCTTGAAACTTTTTCTTGGACATGGAGTTGTTTCCATTTCACGCAAAACCGCCGGGCATAGTCGAGCGCGGCGGAGGCGGTTTTGAACGCTTTCTTCAGGTGGAGCGATTTCCCCAAAGAGTTGACCAGGGGGCCATAGAACTTGCCGCCGTCGCGGGTTTTGATTTTGGAGTATCCAGGCTCAAACATACGTCCTCCAGTTTCACTTTCGGGTAATGGGTCAGGTGCCCACCCACCGTCGCATCGTAGATGGGAACCGGGCATTGCCGGGCAATAATGTCATGCGCCTGAATCACGTTGCGGTTGTTGCGGATGGCATACAGCGCGTCCCAGGCCAAGTAATAATCTTCTGTGAAATGATCCTCGGGCGGCGTGCTGAAGTGGCCATCACAACCCACCAGAACGATTTCTTTGTATCCAAGTTCCACTGCCCAGATCGCCATCGTCAGGATGGAATTCAAACCTGTGCAAATGTGGTGCCATGCACCTTTGAATTCATAGTGATGCTCGCAGCGCGGGATGTAGCGCACGTTCTCAAAATCGCCGATGCCGTCATGAATGTATTCATAATTGCCATCACTAGCGTCCGCGCCTTCTTGAAAGGCATCCCACAACAGGCATTGTTCGCCACTGCGAACGTGCCCCAGGATCTCGCCTTTCCAGTCGTCCGGGTCGAAGGCGGAGAAATCCACTTTGATGTAATGGGTCGGCCGCCAGTGGGTGAAGGGGTAGATCTTGTGGATCTTGTTGACCGCCATCGAAGGCTTGCCGATCAGCAGGTCCAAGTCAGTGTTCTTCAGGCTTGCGCCATTGCCAACCAGGAAGATCCGGTTATTTTGCGGCATACAACAAATCGACCCTTTCCCAGACTTCCAGCATCCCGCCGGGTGTTGCGTTATAAACCCTTAGGTTCAGATGCCTGCGCTTGATGTAGTTCATTGCCTGGATATGTCCATAAAACGCATTGCGAGCGGCAAGGAATGGGGGTTGTTCTCCGCCATGCTCGTACAGTGGCGAGAAGTGGCTCCGGTTGCGGGTCTTGTAGAGCAGGTCACAACCCATCAGGATGATCTCGTCGGCACCGTTCAACGCTGCGATCTGCATGGCGAAATTCACGGAGCCTCCAAAGGTGCAGGGTTGCGGCAGGTGCCACTCGTCCGGTAATTCTTCGCTGTAGAACGGCAGCAGGTGATGGTGACAATCCTTGATCCAGTGGACATTCGGAGCAGTTTTGATGTCTGGCTGGAAATGTTCGCCGATGTAGCACTCAATTCCGAGATCGATATTCTCCTGGATGTACGGAATATCGGGAGCTAACGATTCGGGGTGGACGTAGATCGTCGGCCGCCAGCGTGTCTCGGGATAGATCAGGTTGATGCGATTACAGGCAATGGATGGCTGCTTTGTGATCAGGTCAAGGTCAGCCGATTTCAGGCTGGCCCCGTTCCCGATCACAAAGCAGTGCATAATCCAATCTCTCCTAAACCAGGCTTACGCCGTGGTGTAGGTATTGCCTGCGCTTGCGCGTTCGGCACACCAACCGGTTCCGTCCCACGAAATATCAATCGCAGCGCCAATGGCGAGCGAGTTGGTGGTCATGGTGATGGAGTCGGCGGTTGCATCATTGAGGGATACGATGTTGTCGGAAGAGCCGTGCGACACAACCGAAAAGCCAGCGTTGGTAACCCCGAAGAACCGACACCACCAGCCTGCTTGAATGGTGTTGATCGGGGGCAGTGTGAACGCAACCGAAGCGGTTGCACCGCGATTCGTGAAAGTCTTGCCCAAGTCATCCGCCACAATCTGATATGCGGCGACCTTAGCTGAAAAGTTTCTGATAGCATTCGCCCAGAGTGACATGGTTATTCGCCTTTCTTTACGGGCGCGGCTTTAGGAGATTCCTTAGCCGCACCTTTCTTCTTGTCGAATTTCCGATCAATGATCGGAACATTGGCGGCATCGGACCAAAAGGCGTTTTGCCATTTGTGCTCCGTGTCCTCATCGGGATAAGGAGCCTGGTGATCGCCAGCGTGCTTTGCGTCGAGGACGCATATCAGAACAGTACCCTCGAGCTTTTCAGCGATCTCTTTGGGTTCTGTTGGGGGCAGGTAGTGCAAGTTCTTATTTCCACAGGTAGCCATTTCAAATCTCCTTATGCGTCCGCGCTGACGGAAACTTCCCGGCGGAGCAGATAGGACTCATTCCAACGGGTATAGTTGCCGTACCACTTCCAGCCGAGCTGGAAGATATGCTTCAGGGCGCCCACGCGCTCAGGCGGCAGAATTTCGCCGTATTCGCCCACGATTGGGTCGTAGACCTTGGCAAGGGATTTGGGTCCACCGAAAGTGACTGATGCAACGGTGTCATCATTCGAGACTGCATCACCGTGGGCATGGTCATAGCGCAGACCACCGTTCGGACCGGAGCCTGAAACGCCAATGGTTGTTGAAACGACTGACACGACTTGCACGCGCTCATTGGTGGGGTAGTGGGTATCGCCGGTTTCGTGCGTACCAATCATCACAAAATCGCCAACGTCGATGTTGGTGGCAGAGGCCACGACGATGGTTTTGGCGAGTGCAGAAACCGCACCGTTGAGGGTTGTCTCAATGGCTGAACCGTTGGCCGCTCCGCCGCCGTAGAAAACCTTGGCGTTGGGGGTAACGATCAGTTTGAACGGTCCAAGCTCGCCGAGTTCGTGCTTGAGGATGATGTTGGCTTTCTGGTATTCACCAGTTGTGAGGATGGGGGTGTCGGCGCGCAGGTCCGCATGTGCGAACGGGTGCATGATGGAAAACCACATGGATCGCCCTGCATCCAGGAAGCCGGGTACTTGCTTATCCATGAGATTCGATTGGGCATTGGTGAACACAGATGCAAGCAAGCGATCTGCCGAAGTTCCGGCGTCGAGTGAAGTGCGTGCAGCAGAACGCGTAACGGAGCCGCCCTGGTTAGCCTGGTTGTTGGCGATCAGGTCGAGCGTCATCGCGTGATGCTTGCCGAGCATGTAGAACCGCTCAGACGGGTAATTCGTGCCGGCCTGGTTCATCAGAGCTTCAGAGGCTTCGATCAGCCCGAAACGGCTGGTTGGCGTGATCTGGAACGTGGCATCCCGCATTGCGGTCGCGGACACGTCCAAGGTTTCAGGGATGGTTGCCGTGCCCGGCTCAAGTTCGGACAGGAATTGAAGGTTGATAGACGAGGACTTGAACAAGTCGCTCATGCGTTCGTCAGGGACGACCGCACCCATGGCGAAGGCGTCATAGACGCGTTCGAACTGTGCGGCGCGCACGTAATCGGGTAAGTATTTCGCCCAACGTGCACTGGAAAGGTTGCTTGTGGTTTGAAAACCTGCAACAGGCATTTTGTTCTCCTAAGAATTAGCCTCCCAGTTGTTTCATCTGCGCTTCCAGGCTTTTCATCAGTTCCGCGTTTTGGGTTGGGTTCTTGAATGCCTCTGCATATTGAGCATAGACGGCATCCAGGCTTGCCGCTCCTGGCGTGGTGCTGCCTGTCAAGGAAGCGTTCTGGGCAGGGTTGGGGTTGGGGGATTGCTGGATCTGGTGCTGGAGCCGGTATGCAGCAAGCTCCGCCTCTTCAGCAGTTTTGTACTGCGTCAAAAGCGCACTCGCCACACGCGGGTCCTTCGTGTCCAGCCCGATTGCTTCAAAGACCTTTGCCACCGCCTGCTGTCCGCTCGCTTGCGTGCCACCGTTCGCGATGCGTCCCGCCAGATCATCCAGTTTCTTTTCAAGGCCTGAGCGCCACTGCGCCTCTGCGTTATCGCTTTCGATTTCCGCAATCGCTTCGTCGCGTGTGAAGCCTTGTTTTTCATACTGTTGGATCTTTGCCGCCAGTTCTCGAACCGCATTCGATGAACGGTCTGCCGCTCCCTGCGCCCTGCCTACTCTTTCTCCAAGGCTTTTCTCAAAGGCGGTAAAACGTTCATTCAGTTTTTGGTCAAGAAGTGTGCCGAGCAATTGTGCAGCATCACCGTCAAAGGGCGCTGGTGTCTGAGGAGATGAAGGTTGGCTTGGCGTGCCACCTTGACCACTATCAGGAACCGCACCGTCATTCTGGCTTTGTCCGGTCATTGTTTACTTTTCCTTTCGTTGACAAAATAAAAACACGACCTCCAGCAATGTGAAGGTCGTGTTTATTCACTTGGCGCGGTTCCCTTACGGGTTCCGCATTTGCGTTATATTACCATAAATCCACTCTCTTGCATCGTGCGAATTGGTTACGGCTGGTTGTATTGTCCTCCACCGATGATATTCAGGACCTGTTCGCCGGTCATTCCCTGCGACGCGCCGATGTAGTCCAGCTCACGCAGCACCACGGGCGGAAGCTGGCTGCCGCTGGTGAAATACGAGTAGAGCAGCTCCTGCGTGTCCGGGTCCAGGTTGACACGGATCTCCTGCGCAGTCGGGATGGCAACGTCAGGATTGCGGGTCTGGTTCTTGGCTTTTGCAATCGCCTTTTCATCGTCGGTCAGATAAGGCACAAGATCAGGATTGTCGCGCATGAAGTTCCGCCTGAATGTCCAGTATTGATTGAGTTCCGGGTTCGCGGCAAGATAGGCTTTGCGCTTTGCTTTCGGCAGTTCATAGTAGCCATTCTGCAGCTTGTAGAAATCTTCAAACTGCCCCTTGCGTGTGTCATAGAATACCTGGACACGGTTGGCAGTCTCGGGATCTGTGAATTTCACTTTTCCATACAAATTCACAAGCAGCCGCTGATCAGCCGTCAGTCCTCCAAGTGGATCCGTGTGCAGCATCTTGAGCCACACTACCATCGTCTCGACCGGAATGTCGTCATAACTGCGCGTGGCTTTGTTCATAAAGGCGTCCTGGAATTCCTGCCCAAGATGTTCGCGGGCTTCGTCCTGGTTTACCTTCGGCAGCTCGTTGAACGTTTTCCATACCTGATCGATATAGAACTTGTGCAGCTTCTCTTCCGGCTTATCGAACAATCCCAGCCGCGTCTCGTACTCAGGATGTGCATCGAAGAAGTCGGTAAGCGCGTCGCCGTCTTTTGCCAAACGGGGGTTCGCTTTCTCCCACGCCGCAGCTGCTTCATCTTCGTCCATTTCCCGGTGCGCGTCAAGATACGCCTCAAGCGAATCATTGGCGGCTTTGTACTTGCCATAGGCGTTTCCGAAATCGTCCTGGAGCGTGCGCAGGTTGTTCTCTCCCTGCGGCACAGATGTC